GCTTGGGTTTTTTGTCCGCCGTGACCTCGCAGCATGCACTTTATCTCAGGATGCGAGAACCCAACTATCAGCCGCGCAGATGTATGAAAAAACCCGCACTTTGACTTTAGCTGATTCGGAAGCCCAACTGGAAGTTATCATTAGAAGATGTGTGTGTGATGATAGATACATCGCTGATAAGGTGTCATGCAGACATACAAGACCCTCCTACGATCACTAGCATCAAGCCAGCTTTGTGTAAGCAAAGTGGCAGATGTGACGTGATCGGAGGCAGGGGCTGTGACTGCAATGACGCCGCAGAAGCGATAGCGATAAAATACAATAAACAAAATCATAAAGCATTTTAGCGCCACGGTCTTCATGGCTCGATGCCATGAGGAACGTGTCAATACTACATGTTGTGTCTGCGCGAACAATTAACACAAGTGACGCAACGTCACATCTTGACTGCCACACAGAAAATGACGTCTAGATGGGGGGGAGAGAGGGAGAGGGGGGGCACAATGAGGTACTTATGTCTGGTCTTGAAATAAAGAAAGTTACAGCGAAACAAGCTGCATTGGTGGATACACTCGTAGCATCTGGTTGTACAATCAAAGAAGCTGCAGCACAAGCTGGATACGCTGCAGGTGAATCAGGAAGAGTGAGTGCTTCCAAGGCCTTACGCCAACCACACGTACAACAATACATGATGCAAAGAGTCAGTGAGCAGATAGGATTGAATGCTACCACTGCTGCAGCTAGGGTTATGAAGTTAGCAACAGGTGCAAAGAGTGAATATGTCCAACTTGAAGCGAGTAAGGATATATTAGATAGGGCTGGGTTCAAACCGATAGATAGAAGTCAGGTGCAAGTAGCTGGGGATATACGGGTATCCATTGATCTCGGCTAGGTGTATATGGGCGTTACCCTCCTTCGTCGGGTCGGGCTGTCGTGAACCAAGCCCTTACGGTCTTGGCCCTGTCGGGCTTCCATCCCTAACGCAGGTTTTGCTGGGCCATTTGTGTATGGTAGCAACCTCTATAGCTAGGTGGGGGTTCAAAACTGCGAGTGTTATTGTTGCTAGTGGTCAATCTCTCTTATTTTTTTTCGAAAAGGTTTTTTGTGTGTTTGTAAAAATATTTTTTTGTTGTAGGGGGATTGTATGCGTGTGGGTGTAATGTCTGCTGTGAGAAGGATTCATTATGGCGAAGACGGCTGCTTGGCAGAGGAAAGAGGGTCAGAATCCCAAGGGGGGATTAAACGAGAAGGGTCGTGCGTCTTACAAGCGGGAGACGGGCGGGACGTTAAAGCCTCCGGTAAAGGGCGGCGACAATCCAAGGCGGGCAAGTTTCTTGGCGAGGATGGGCGCGGCGAGTGGTCCAGAGCGGGACAGCAAGGGAAGGCCGACTCGTCTTCTTCTAAGCTTACAGGCGTGGGGCGCAAGCAGCAAAGCAGACGCAAAGGCAAAGGCAAGGGCGATTAGCAGAAGAAACAAAGCGAAGAAGGATAAAGCGTAATGCCAATGGGTAAAGGAACGTATGGTTCAAAGGTTGGACGTCCATCAAAGGAGTCAGCGTTAAAGGGTAAGCAGAAGTCATTGCCGCCTGCATTGAAGCGTAAGATTTTAGCTGCCAAAAAGAAGAAGGCATAGACATGTGTTTTGGTGGTAGGAAGAAGAAGGTTGTAACTGAGGCAGCGGCGCCTGATCAGGTTTCTAAGAAGAAGGATGAGGGTGCTGGTGTTAAGAAGAGTGATGCACAGCGTCTTCGTGAATCTTATATGATTGCAGAGGGGAGGATGAAGATGCCTTCTGATGCGAGTGATAAGATGAAGGAGGAGGTTGCTCGCGCTAGGCGTGATGTGAAGAAGTTTGGTCCGCGCACAACTTTGTCTCCGTCTCAGGGTTTGAAGATGACAGGCAAGGCTCTTAAGTACACAGGCAGGTCTTTAATTCGTGGTCTTACTGGGAAGTCTACTCTGGGTGGAAGTGGAAGGTAATGGCTGACGCTCTTCAGAAGCAGTACGAGGAAATTAGCAAGCAGGTTGATGAGTTTGAGCAACAATTCAGAAACCGTGGTTTGAAGCGTGTTCGCAATGCTATTCTTAGCAGACTTGGAAACAAGGCCAAGGATTACCTTCAGGACATTCAGGAGGCTGAACGCTCTGGGCAGCGTGCGATTCCTAAGAAACACTTTACTCTTCTTCGCAAAATGGAAGCTTTAGAACGGCAGTTTATTAGGGAAGGTAATAAAAATGGCGGTAAATGAAGCTGGCAATTATACTAAGCCTAAGATGAGGAAATCTTTGTTTCGCAGGATTAAGGCGAAGGCAACACATGGCACTGGTGCTGGTCAGTGGTCGGCACGGAAAGCGCAGTTACTTGCGAAAGAATACAAGAAACGTGGTGGAGGATACCGATAATGAATGCTTTTGACGCATATCAAGAAGAGTTAAATAGAAAACTAAGAAACGATAAGTCATTAATACGTTTTTTGCGCAAAGTAATATCGTCAACAAAAAATGATAAAATAAAGAAAGATGCTAAAGTTAAGCTCAAAGATGTGCAAAATAACATTGATTTGGGCAAGAGCAAAAAAACTTATAGAGATTCTGTAACTGGGGAGCTTAAGTTGCGACCTAGAGGTGGCGGTGCTATGACTGATCTTTCTCAACGTACTGGTGCGACTGCAAAAGGCACACTGTTTAAAAAGAAACTTAACTAATGAAATCTTCTCAGAAATCTTTGCTGGATTGGGGAAAGCAGAAGTGGCGAACCAAGTCTGGCAAGAAGTCTAGTGAAACTGGTGAGCGGTACTTACCTAGCGCGGCTATTGCTGCTCTTAGTTCTTCTGAATATGCAGCTACAACCAGAGCTAAACGAGAGGGTAAGGCAAAGGGTAAGCAATTTGTGGCTCAACCGAAAGCGATTGCTCGGAAAGTAAGGAAGTATAGAACGTGAGTTTTGTTTCTACTTTAAAGTCAGAAGAGCTTGAAATGCTTCGCAAGATAGTGCGCAAGGTTCATTTTGCCTATGTGATAGATAAGATGGGTGAAAATTTTATTGACAACTACAAGTGCGATCAGTTGATTGATAGCATTGCTCCTGAGACTATACAGGAGATGATTCGGTTTGGAGTAGATAAAGGGCTTCGATAGTGGTTGATTTTAAGTACAAGCCTGATGGTGCTGTGCTAAAGTCCTTTATGAAAGATAATACTTTCTTTCGTGGCATTAGAGGGCCAGTAGGATCTGGCAAATCTGTGGCTTGTTGTGTGGAGGTTTTTCGTCGTGCGCTTGAGCAAGCAAAAGGACCCAACGGGATTAGAAAATCTAGATGGGCTATTATCAGAAACACAAACCCACAGCTTAGGACAACCACAATCAAGACTTGGTTGGATTGGTTCCCAGAGAACGATTGGGGGAAATTTACTTGGTCGGTTCCGTACACTCATCATATTAAAAAGGGTGAGATTGAGCTTGAGGTTATTTTCTTGGCGCTTGATAGGCCAGAGGACGTTAAGAAACTTTTGTCGCTGGAGCTTACGGGTATTTGGATTAATGAGGCCAGAGAGATACCCAAGTCGATCATCGACGCTTGTACTATGCGGGTTGGTCGTTACCCTTCTATGCGTGATGGTGGTCCTAGTTGGACCGGCGTTATAGCTGATACCAACGCGCCCGAAGAAGATCATTGGTGGCCTATTATGTCTGGTGAGGTTCCAATCCCAGATCATATTCCAAGAGAGCAAGCTCGGATGCTTGTGAAGCCCAATAACTGGCAGTTCTTCACTCAGCCTTCAGCAATGTTAGAAATCAAAGATGAAGAGGGTGAGATCCAAGATTACCAGCCAAATAAAAGCGCTGAGAATCAAAGGCACATGCTTTCAGCATATTACCCAAATCTTATAAGAGGTAAAACAAAAAGCTGGATTGATGTCTATGTAATGAATAGACTTGGCACAATACAAGATGGAAAGCCAATATATCCTATGTTTGCTGCAGAAACACACATTGCAAAAGAGGAAATTGCAGTCGCTGCAGGAGCGCCGTTGTATGTAGGTTTAGATTTTGGACTTACGCCAGCAGCTACATTAGGGCAGAAAGTAAGGGGAAGATGGCTTATTCAATCTGAAATTGTTGCTTTTGATATGGGGATTGTTAGATTTGCTGAAGTCCTTAGGGAAGAGATTGCAACACGTTTTTCAGAAGCCTCTGATGTTTATATTTATGGAGATCCAGCAGGAGATTTTAGAGCGCAGACTGATGAATCGACCCCGTTTCATATTCTGCGCGGCGCTGGCTTGAGGGCGTTCCCTGCGCCTTCCAACTCTGTTGACCTTCGCCTTGAGGCTGTCTCTTCCCAGCTAACAAAGATGACTGAAGGGAAGCCAGCGTTTTTAATAGACAGGCGATGCCAGCAGCTTATCAAAGGGTTTGAGGGTGGCTATCAGTATAAGCGTATGGAAGTAAGTGGAGAGAGGTATGCTGATAAGCCTGACAAGAATATGTATTCACATATTCACGATGCTCTTCAATATATGATGCTTGGTGCGGGTGAGGGCAGAGCATTAATAAATGGTCAAAAACCTGCGAGGCCTGTGGTTGCTAATCGAAGCTTTGATGTTTTTAGAAAGACACCAAGCAAACAAAGAAGGCAGGGCCTTTGGGCAAGAATGTGATTTGTGCGTTGCAATAAATCTTTTTCTCTGTTTAGGGATAGGTAAGCAAGGAGATTACTATGTGTTTTGGTGGAAGACGACGCAGCAGTCAAAAAGTAGACGAAGAGCAAGCAAAAGCTGAAGCTGAAGCCAAAGCTGCAAAAGAAGCAGCAGCAGCAGAAGCTGAACGCAAAAGACAAGAAGAGCTTGAAAAAGAACGTCAAGCAGCAGCAAGTGCAGAAGAGCAGCGTCGAGTTCAGGAAGAGCAGAGGAAACGTCAAGCCGAATTAGCTGGTGCGGTTATTGGCGAAGTTGATGGTGCTGGTCGCGCTGTGCCTTCAGCACTTATGCAAAGAAGATCTATTCGTGGCGCAAGACAAGGACGCAGAAGTTTAATTACTTCCTCAGGGAGTGGTCAGGGATATTATTCAAGGTTTCTATAAATGATAACTGATCCAATTGCTAAGGCGTATTTGAAAAGATACGAGACTGCAAAAGCAAAGCGGACAAACTTTGTTGATGTATTTGAAGAGTGCTATGAGTACGCGCTTCCTCAACGTGAGTCCTTTTACTATGAGGTTTCTGGAGAAAGGCGCGACGATAAAATCTTTGATGAAACTGCTGTTGTAGGTGTTCAAGAGTTTGCATCTCGCTTGCAGTCTGGATTAGTTCCTAACTTTGCACGGTGGGCTGATCTTACTTCTGGCTCTGAAGTTCCACCTGAACAGAGAGATATGGTCAATAATGACCTTGATGAAGTTACTGAGTATGTTTTTGAAGTTATTCAAAACTCTAACTTTTCACAAGAAGTGCATGAATCATTTATGGATTTGGCAGTGGGTACTGGCGTTCTTTGCATTGAAGAAGGCGATGCTATAAATCCTATTCGGTTTAGCGCAATACCTTTACCGCATGTAATTCTAGACACTGGCCCAGATGATAATATTGATCACGTTTTTCGTGAGCGCAAAAATATAAGATTTGATCAGCTTGATATTCTTTACCCACGTGGTGAGTTTGATCAGCAAGTCTTGAACATGATAACAAATGGTAAAGACTCGACAACTACAGTTCTTGAAGTTGTTTGCAAAGATTACAGTAAACGAAATGAAAGCGCCTATCTGCATTATGCAATCTGCATGACAACGAATACAGTTCTTATGAAGCGCGAGATGAAGGGCTTAGGGTCAAACCCATTTGTTTGTTTTAGATGGTCAAAGTGTGCAGGTGAAGTTTATGGACGTGGCCCACTGTTCAATGCGTTAAGCGCAATTAAAACAACCAATCTTACTGTAGAGTTAATTCTCGAAAATGCTCAGATGTCTATCTCTGGCATTTACCAAATGGAGGATGATGGTGTTGTTAATGTTGATACAATTAACTTAGTCCCTGGAACGATTATACCTAAAGCTATGGGCAGTGCTGGGCTTCAGCCAATAAATGCGGCTGGAAGTTTTGATGTTGCTCAACTTGTTCTAAACGACATGCGCAATAATATTAAACGCGCTTTGTATAATGACATGCTTGGAGATCCCAACCGAACACCAGCTTCAGCAACAGAGGTTGCAGAAAGAATGGCTGATTTGTCTAGACGAATTGGCGCAGCATTCGGTCGGTTACAAGTAGAGCTTGTACAGCCTGTGCTTCAACGTGTTATATACATTCTTAAAAAACAAGGCCGAATAGATTTGCCTACTGTTAATGGTAGGGAAGTAAAAATTAAATCTGTTTCTCCTCTTGCTCAAGCCCAAGCAAATCAAGACATTACTGCGGTATCTAGGTTTCTTGAGCTTGCACAAAATGCATTTGGCCCAGAACTTATGAACCTATTAATTAATAGCGAAGAAACTGCTGTTTATCTTGCGAAGAAGTTTGGTGTTCCAGATAGTTTGATTCGAGATCCAGCTGAACGTGAACAAATAGTTGCAATGATGCAGCAAATGCAGCAAAGTCAGGTTCAAGCGCCACAACCAATGGAGTAATGCTTGAATCAGAAAATTAATGTAGGCATTGATGGGATACAGCGCCCACTAAAAGATGATCGTGAGATAAGCCAAAACATTGCTTATTTGTTTGCAACTGACACAGGTAAGTCTGTTTTGAAATACTTGCGATCTATTACTATTGAAATGGTACACGGTCCAAATGTAACTACAGAAGAACTGCGTCACATGGAGGGTCAGCGATATATTGTTGGCCTTATTGAGAACCGTGTTGCTCATGCACATAAGGTAAAGAATGATGGAAGAACAACAAATTCAAGAAAGTGACGTAACGTCACAAGACTCACCAGCTACACTTGATAGCATTAATGAAACTTCTGAGAGACCTGAGTGGTTGCCAGAAAAATTTAATACACCAGAAGATCTTGCAAACTCTTACAATTCACTTGCGGCAAAGTTAGGTGAAAAAGAAGATTCACTTCGTGAGAAACTTCTTTCTGAGTTGCAAGAAGAGGCAAGCGAAGGGGTTCCAGAAACGGCTGGTGGCTATGAGCTTCCTGATTTTGTTGATGTCGAAGAGGCTGTTGATAATGAACTGTTAAAGAGTTGGGCTGAACATTGTCATGAGAATGGCTACACGCATCAAGAGTTTCAAAAAGGTCTTGAGCTTTATGCTGAGGCTATGGGACCAATGCCTGATCTTGATGCTGAGGCGGCACGTCTTGGGGAAAACAGTGAGGCTCGAATAGAAGCTGCTAGTCTTTTTGCTAATCAGTTTTTTAACGAGGAAACACTTCCAGCAATAGAAAAGTTATGCGAAACTGCAGAGGGCATATTTGCATTGGAGCAAATTATGGACGCAATAAAAGGGCCATCAACATCTGAGCAGACAAGTGTTGCTGCAAACTTCAATGAAATAGAGCTTCGAGAAATGCAAAAAGACCCACGATATTGGGATGCAGCAAGACGAGATCCAGCTTTTGTTAAGAGAGTTGACGATGGATACCAACGATTACACAACAGAACTTAGAATCATAGAGCGAGGGGGTTATTACTTAACCCCCTTTCAACGGCATCATATAAAAGAGTTTTTGCCAAGGCTGTCTAATGAGAATATAAAAGAGCTTATAGAGTTGGGCCACACCAATATTAATGAAGCTCTGCATGAAATGGTAGATATTAGTGAAGTCTATCTTGTTCGTGATAGGGCTATGGGAATTGTTTTTGTTGGTGGGATTATGTATTCTTCACCAGAAGATGTTGGTCAAATGTTTGCTCTTTTTACAAATGACATCAAAAAGAACTTCAACGTATTAGCTAGGGGTTCAAAAATGTTAATGAGTTATTTTGACAAGACTCACCCCATGTTAGAAATGACAATAAATGCTCGATACGATATGATGGTTCAGTGGGCAACTTGGCTTGGATTTGAGATTGTTGGTATATCTGAGCACGAAAATAACCAATATGTTGAATTTGTGCGTTGCAATCCAATGGAAAAAAATGTTTCACATGAAACATCAAGGCCCGTAATGCACTGAGAAGCCCGACAGGATACCTTCGTTGAGGATGCGGCGCGGATACCCAAGATGCCCGAAAACTTAACATAGGAACTGTAAAATGGCTAACACTATTGATGTAGCATTTATTAAGCAGTTTGAAGCAGATGTGCATCTCGCTTATCAGCGTATGGGTTCTAAACTAAGGAACACTGTTCGCACAGCGAATGTAACTGGTTCAACTGTTCGTTTCCAAAAGATTGGTACTGCGGAAGCAACTACTAAATCTCGGAACGGTAACGTAACTCCAATGGAGCTTACACACACCACAGTAGAAGCAACGATGAGGGATTTCTACGCAGCCGAATATATTGATAAGTTGGATGAAATAAAAACCAACATCAATGAGCGTCAAGCAATTGCAACATCTGCTGCTGCTGCTCTTGGTCGTAAGACTGACAGCATTCTAATTACTGCAATGGATGCTGGAGCAAACTCAACTCAAATCCACGATACAGGCTCTGCTGTTGAAAAGGCTGACTTGTTGATTGTATTTGAAACATTCGGCTCTGCTGATGTCCCAGAGGACGGTGGTCGTTATATTGCGATGCACCCAAAAGGTTATGCAGACTTGTTTGCAATTACTGAGTTTGCATCATCTGACTTTGTTGGTGATCAGAACCTGCCTTACGCTGGCGGCATGTCAATGAAAGAGTTTCTTGGATTCAAGATCTTTTCAACCTCTGCAGTATCTGCTGGTAAGAGCATGTGCTATCACACAACTGCTGTTGGACTTGGCATTAATTCAGACGTTAAAACTGAGGTGAACTATGTGCCTGAGAAGGTATCTCACCTTGCAACATCTATGATGTCCATGGGCGCCACTGTCATTGATGACAATGGTGTTTATGAACTCTTAGATAACAATACATAGGAGATGAGCAATGGCTTTTGATGCAGCAAATCTTACTCGTATTGGTGGAGCCTCAAATGGCGATCTTTGGTTTTATAGCTCTGCAGATGCTATAGCTACTGTTCGCGCATCTGGTTACTTTAACAGTGCAGCAAACATGTTGTCTGTTCGTGATGTAATTATTGTTACTGACACAAACACACCAACAACTCACTTGTGCAATGTTCTTTCAAACACAGGAACTGTTGTTGATGTTTCTGATGGTACAGTAATTGTTGAAACCGATACTGATTAATAGGTTGGGGCTTCGGCCCCACCTCTCTTTGAGGATTTAATATGGCAGTTTCAAGCACTCACGCAAATTCTGCAGTAGAAGTTTCAAGCCGTGCGCTTATTTTAATAGGTGCGGAGCCTATTACTTCATTTGCTGATGACAACAATGAGGCTTTGATTGCATCTAATTTATATGAAGATGTAGCGCGTTCAGCGCTTGTAAATTGCAGATGGAGATTTGCAACAAACCAAGCAGTGCTTAATAGATTAAGCGATGCTCCAACTGGTCGCTATGATGCAGCATATCAATTGCCAAGTGATTGGTTAATGACACATGCTGCTACGGTAAATGATATACCAATTGTATATCAAACATATGGAAATAAATTATTCTGCGATGAAGATGCGTCTGCGCAGATTGTTTTAGATTACAGTTATCGTGCTAATGAAGTTGATTGGCCTTCGTATTTTACTGTTGCTGTAGAGTATGAGGTTGCATCTGTGTTTGCTATTGCCTTAGCTAGAGATAAAGAGTTGGCGCAACTTATGTCTCAGCAAGGAGCTATAGCCATGTCAAAAGCTCGAATGCTAGACTCACAACAACAGACAACAAGGAAGCTCGCAACAAGCAGGTTTGTAACTCAAAGGCGATCATAATGAGAAAGATAAGAGTACCTTTGTCAAACTTTACATTTGGTGAGGTTAGTTCTTCTCTTTTATCAAGGACTGATACACCTATATATACACAATCTGCACAACGAGTTGAAAACTTTTTCTTACGCGCTGAAGGTGGCGTAATCAAACGGTCTGGCCTTCAATACTTGTATGAGTATGAGACAACAATTGACACATCTAAAACGCAGCAATGTCGGCTTTTGCCATTTATTTTTTCTGATGATGAGCAGTACATTATTTCACTTGAAAATGCGAAAGTCAGAGTTTTCCAAATATCTCCAACGACAGGTGCAGTTAGTTTAATACAAACGATAACAGCTGATGTTGATGCTGCAGCTTTGAAGTTTGATGATGATTATTTGCATGAGTATACATATGCACAGGCGGGTGATGTTATGTTTATCTGCCATCAGCTTTTTGTGCCTCAACAGATTGTTCGAACATCACTGACAAACTTTCAAGTTGAAAGCTTTCAGTTTGATCAGAGGTCAGACAATAAAGCTATATTCCAACCATACTTTCCTTTTCAAACAGGTGGAACAACCCTTGATCCATCAGCAACATCTGGAAGTGGTGTTACACTTACAACAAGTGCTGCTTACTGGAATACAGATTCTCCATCTAAACACATTGGAACAACCATTAGATATAATGGGAATGAGATCGAGATTACTGGTGTAACAAGTAGCACAGTTGCTACTGGTGACATATTAGACTCCTTGAAAGTT